ATGGTCAACACAGTCATCCATGATAATTAAATCTGCACGGGAACCGTAGATGTGACCACGGATACCGATAGCCTGAACGGTAGGGTCTTTTTCACCTGAGTCACGGGCATCAGCCGATAGGTAAATCAAATCTTGTTTCCAAGAGTCTGAGTTTTTTTCAAAACCACCAGCAGGTCCAAAGGCTAGATGAAGGTCTTGATACTTAGGATGAGTCAAACGGTTCTTAATAGAAAGAAGGAACTTCTGAGCCATTGCCTGAGTTTTAGAAACAACCATGATACGGATGTTTGGATTTTGGCAAATACGATAAACCGCATAGTTGACGGTAATGGTCGTACTTTTGGCATGCTCAGGTGGAGTATTTACAATAAGTAAATCAGGCGCACCCGGTTCATAGATTATGGATGGGTGGACATCCTGCGGAACTCGACCCTCTAGTAAGTCAATCCAATGTCGCTGGTGTGTAAAAACTTGTGTGCCGAGATACTTCTCGGAAAATTCGGGAAAGGGCGGGACTTCTTTAGTCGGACCACCCATTTCGCCCCGTGCGGTCATAGACCGTATCTTGTCTATTGCTAGAGCAAAGTCGGGGTCAGTCTTACGGTAATACTCATAAGTCTTGATACTTCTGCCTACGGCATCACATGCCTTTTGGACAGAGTACCCCTGCATTAAAAAATCAATTATTTGCTTCTTTACGGCATCCGAAACATGCGAAGCCGAAGTTGTGCGCTTTCGTTCCATAGCGTTTCTCCAAGACCGATTGTGGTGAGTCTTGGGCTAAAACTCACTTATCCTAACCGAAGGCGTAAGCCGTAGGTTAGGGGCATGCCTAGGGAAACCCGACAGGGGTTTCTTACTTACGCGTGAAAGGCTGCATAGATTACGCCTTTCACTTACTAATAGGTGTCCAATGGCATCTAATTGGACACAAATGTTTAAACTATTTTTCCGTAGGCAGCGTAATTGCCCCCAAATGGGGCAAAAGTGCTGGTCAGCCCCCCATTTTAAGGGCTAGCAAAGTTATGTGTGTGGATACACACATACACACACACAGCGCTTTTAACAATGCTGGGGTCAAATGACCCCGCACTCACTCACTTTTTGTTTAAACGCAGCGACACGGCACACGCAACGGGGCAGCAGCGCTAGGCATAGCGCAGCGCTGGCACGGCTTGTTGCTGCTACTAGCACGCAGCACACAACAAGGCAGGGCAGGGCAGGCAGGGCAGGCGCTGGCAATCGCAGGCAGCAAGGCAGGGCAATCCAGCACGGGCAATGGCATCTCAGATAGTGAGATGAAACATCTCAAAAAAAATCTTGAAATGGTTGTTGACTTTCAAAAAACCGTGTGCCTATAATCGGATAGTGGTTTAAACAACTGGGTTTAAACCCTAGACTGGAAAGGCAAAACAAAATGAACCGTGAACAATGGTTACAAAAACTGGCAGCATCAGCGTTGCCAAAAATCTCATCAAGATTAGAAATGGCAGATGAAGAACCTGCCGTGAAATTATCTTGCGGGTTCCCTGCTCAACAAGGCAAAAGAAATCTTGTTGGCGCACAACTGGTTCCACCAGCAGCATCAGATGAATTTAATGCTGAAATTTTTGTATCACCAACAATCGCTGAGAAATCAGCCGTTGTTGGATTGGTGTTGCCGTTGTTGGTTGCTGCTGCAACTGGCGATTACAAGCAGGGCAGGGATTACAAGGCAGCCCTAAGCCGTATCGGTTTAAACGGCTCAACGCTGCCACAATGGGCAGCGACAATCGCTGACCGCATGCCTGATTATCCACACGCTGCAATCACAATCCCTGACCGCAAAAAACAATCAACCCGCTTAATTAAGGTTGCTTGTTTAAACGATAACTACATCTGCCGTGTTAGCCGTGCAACCGTGGACAACCACGGCTGCCCTATCTGCCCAGCATGTAATTCAGAAATGGTGGTGTGCTAATCATGGCTACCACCTACGGCATAGAACTAGAAATGAGCAGCCTTTCAATCGGCAGCGCTCAAACCCTGCTTAATCGTGCTGGCTTGAATTGGTCGGTTAAGCCTGATGGAACCCGTGGCGTATCAGCGGAAGCCGTATCGCCAATCCTAGGTGCAGACACCTTGAACCAATGCACAACCGCTGCCCGTGCGCTGGCTGCTGCTGGCGCAACGGTCAACAAACAAACTGGCTACCATGTCCACCTAGGTGTTGAACACTACGGTTTAAACGGTATCGCCAATCTTGTTGTGAACTGGGCAATGGCTCACGACACAATCGGGGCGCTGGTTGCACCTAGCCGTTTAAACAACGGGTTCTGCCGACCAATCAGCCTGCAAGATGCAGACCGTACCGCTGAGCAGGTTCGCAACGGGTCGGTTCAAAACATAAATGGCGGGCGCTATTACTCACTCAATCTAGCCAGTTATGACCGCCACGGCACGGTTGAAATCCGCCTGCATCACGGCACACTTAATGGCAGCAAGATTAAGGCATGGGCAGAATTTTGCAACGCCATGGCAGAACTCAGCAAGGCTGGGATAATGATTGACCCAGCAGACATGATGGATAACCGTTTAAACAACCTTGCAGGATTGCTGCGGGGATTGGTTGGCAATGGTTATCTTGCCGACAAAACTGCAACCTACCTTAACGGCAGGGCAGCAGACTTAGCAGCCCGCCAGCAATAGGCGGGCAGGGTTGACGGGTGAGCCGTTAACTGGGTGCAATTCCCAGCAACCCACGAACACAAGGTGGAAATCCCATCATGTGTTTAAACGAAAGGACTGGAAATGAAATTAACAAATCGCGGATGGTTTGTTGCTGGGTTCATGGCTGCGCTGCTATTGGTTGCACTATTCCAAATCGCGGGCAACTTATGGTGGACACCGAACGGCTATTGCTGGGGACAGATGACGGAGTGTTTAAACAATGAGTGATGACCGCGACAGCCTTATCACGACAGCCCCATTATTTATCGTGCATGGTGTTGACCCCAGCGGGCGCAAGTTCGCTGGGTTATACAACGAACAAGATGCCCGATACTTAAACCAACTAGACCCGTGTTTAAACAAGGTGTTTGAACGGTCAACGGGTCGTGTGGTAAACTTCACTTAATAACATCAACGAAAGGACTGGAAAAAATTATGTGTGGAATTGCAGGCTATTGCCTTAACCCTAAAGAACATCAGCGTGCCAGCGTTGCTGACCTTGCAGGTCAGATGCTGCTGGACATTGAACACCGTGGACAACATGCCACGGGCAGCGCATGGATTAACCCCGCCAACGGCAACCGTGTAATCCTAAAGGCTGCTATCCCAGCAACAAAGTTTGTTCAATACAACAAAGACCTATGCCGAAATGCACAGACCGCAATTCTGCATACCCGCTGGGCTACCCAAGGCGACCCGAAAGATAACAACAACAACCATCCCATCCCCCGTGGCAAGATTGTGTTAACGCACAACGGACACATCAGCAACGACAGGGAGTTGTTTAAACAGTTAAAGGTTGCACGCAACGGCAAGGTTGACTCAGAAGCCGTGGCTGCATTGCTGGGATTATCTGCCCAGCATCCAACCGAATTGCTGCCCACTATCCAAGGCACAGCAGCGCTGGCATGGATTGAACAAGGCGCATCTAATCTGCTGCACCTTGCACGGGTTAACTCATCCCCATTGTGGATTGGTCAGACCAAGCGTGGCTCATTGGTTTACGGTTCAACCTTAGACACCGTGGAAAATGCAGCCACCATGCTAGACACACGCCTTGACTGGACATACGAAGCCAACGAAGGCGAGTATTTTAAAGTCAAAGACGGCAAGATTGTGGAGTGGCAAGCGTTTAAACCATACCGCAACGCTTACACCTACGATTGGCGCAACATGGCGTTTGATGATGATGATGAGTGGAACGAAATCACAGAACACAGCATGCTGAACTACTAAACAGCGATACCAAGATAGCCCCGTCAGAAATGGCGGGGTTATTTTTTTGTGGAAAAGTTGTGGATAATTAAAGTGTTTAAACAGATGTCCTATTTGCCCCGCTTTTGTTTTGCTTTAGCAAAACAAAAGTGAGTTTATCACATGGTGCAAGCCAAGTGTTTAAACGCGTGTCGTACAAATCCGGTGGCGGTTCCGGTGGTTCCGGTGGTGGTGGCATGGTAAATGTTTAAACAAAGATAACAAAATTGTTATGAATTATTTTTAAAATGTGCTTGACTACGCATGAATAGGGCATGAGATGATAGGTCTTGTGTTGGTGAGAGATGCAGGTCTAACCAGCGTAATCACCAACACACCTAACAGAAAGGCTGGACAAATGGCACAGTACAGAGTGCAAAGAAAGGCAACCGTTTGGGCTGAAACAAGCAAGATGATTGAAGCATCAAGCGAAGCCGAAGCAATTAAAAAAGCAGAAGCCATGTTTGAAAGTGGCGATTATGATGAAGTGCATGAGTCATGGGATTGGGACAAATCCTATTGGACACAAGTACAGGAAGCGAGCGCCTAATGTACACAGATGAACAGGTAGAGAACATGTGGAAACAGGGCGACAGTAAGAAGCCCTATCTGCTAGTCCTTTACAACAAGGCAACAAAGAAAGAGTGGGAACCACAGACTTTCTATGCAGAAAGTTTGAAGCAAGCAAAGGCGCTAGCCATTGAGTGGCAAGTGCGTTTTTGTGGGCAACAGATGCGAGTGCAATCAGTACAGGCAGCGGGTGTTTAAACATGGCTGCCATCAAAGTTAAAAAACATCTACACATTGACCGAGTGTGGACAAAGGACATCACTTTCACATACCAAGGGGATGAATACTATGTCCATCTCCTATGGGATGAGCGTGAAGGCTACAAAATGTGGTGGTTTAAAGATGAAAACCACGCTGAGTACAACCTTGAACCTGAGTGGGTTCCAACATACAAGTTAGATGAAGGTGATGATGGGAAATACAATCTCGCAATCCAACTGGATGCCTTGTGTATAGATAAAGGCGAAGGTCGGAGAGTGGAACACATACAGGACATGCTAGATGAGCATGACCGTTTAAACGCTATGGAACTGGAGTAGTTATGACCGTGCAAGTGTTTGAAAATGGCGTACTAATTTGGTACGACACCGCCAATAAATTGGATGGAGTGCTAAGTAAGGTGAGCAACCTTGCTTATTACCATCCGCAAGATAACGCAATCGCTACGCTTGCAGTTGAAGCGAAAGCAATACGGACAGAAATCATCTCAGCCGTTGAAAACAAATGGTCAAAGATGGCTACGAAAGGAAGTGTTTAAACATGGCTAATCATCCAGCAACCAAAGGTGTTGTCCTTTATCCTGACGGAACATACGCACGCAGGGTATTTGACTCACTAGAAAAAATGCAGGAAAGTGTGGGCGGACTTATTGAAATCATGCGTTTGCCTAACGCAACTGCATACATAAATGAAGAAGGCAAGATACATGACCTTGACTTCAACAACAACGCAACGCTGCTATGCCTACTGGCTGGCAACATTACATACTGGGACAATATCAAAGGCAACATGATTGTTGTTGGCACAGATGATGGCGAAGGCTACGACACAGACATCTCGGACTATTGGTTAACAACTATTGAAACCTTTTGGGAACCGAGAGAACTACATGAGTGGGAGAAAGCAGCATGAAACCTAACGAAGCAAGCAAGTACAATCCCCTGATTAAAGAAACCGCAAAGCCATCAAGACAGATGCGTAAGCGTAAGTTTAAACGCAGCACCCTGACCACCCGTGGAGTTAAGACGGTGGCAGCAACAGCGTTTGTGCTGGGCTTACTCATTGGCTATCAAGCAGCACCAAGTACAGCCATCTCATCAGCCACCCCACCGCAGCCAGCGGTTGGGTTGGTTGCTTATCACACTAACGACTTCCAATTACATGCAATCAATCTGCTAATGCAACGCAATCAAGTAGAACAATGGTCTTGTTTGTGGGCGTTATGGACTGCCGAAAGTAATTGGCGAAATAAAGCAGAGAACAAATCTAGTGGCGCATACGGTATCGCACAGTTTATGCCAGCCACATGGAAAAATGTTGGATACGAAAAGACATCTGACGGTTTCATCCAAGTCCGAGCAGGACTTGCTTACATTGACCACCGCTACGCAGGTTCCCCGTGCAAAGCATACGCACACTTCCTTGCCAAGCGGTGGTATTGATGTCGTTTAAACCACAACATCATAGAGTAATAGCAAGCAAAGAAATAGCAGACCTTTCATACAATTATCTTTCGTATAACTCAACCGAGTTTGCGAAGGGTAATTGTGTGGGGATTGATACGGAATTGTTTTATCCTGAGAACAACGAACTAACAACAGACCAGCGAGCGTTGTTTAAACGGATGTGCGGTGATTGTCCAGTCAAAGCCATGTGTTTAGAGTGGGCATTGTGCCATGAGCGAGAAGGGATTTGGGCAGGCACTAGCCCCCATGATAGAAGGCGGATACGACACGCTCAAAGGATTGGAGTTGCTGACCCATCACTTGCAAGCAAGCATCTAATCTGATAAGTTTTACCCTGAACAACACCCAATGGTTCCAGTCCCAGCGGGTGTTGTTCCTTTTATAGCCCTAGTTCTTTAGCAAGCATAAAGACTTCATCACTTAAATCATCAAGAGTTCCATCATTATAGATTACATGTTTAAACAAATGATTATCCATTGCATGCTCTGAGATGTGATGATTAACTGGTGCGTGGTTATGACGATTGATACGCCATACATCACCACCTTTATTCTGAATAGCCTTGGCTTCATTAGGAAAACGCACATCAGAAAATACTACTCGCTGGTATTCGGCTGCTCGTTTAAACGCTTGGTCAATCCAAAATGTTTCACCAAATAATTCACGACCAACATCAGTTCCAAATACTTGCAGCAATCTACGGA